TTTCGGTTATCCGGAAAACCGAGGAGGTACCCGCCTTACGCAGCGTGTCGTAGAACTCGAAGGTGACTTCGGACCGTTCCTCCCTTGGAAGCTCCCCGAATTTCAGACTTGGTCTGACGCGGAGTTAAAATTCCTAAAGGTAGCAGCGGATACGAAGGCACTTGCGGGCGCCAAACGCGCTTCGTTAAACCTGGCTTTAATCATTAAAGAACGTCGTGAGACGCTTAAAATGGTCGCAGAACGTGTAAGCTCGATCGCAAGGTCGGCCTCTGATCTGCAGCGCCAGGCGCTCAATGAGTGGAAAGACGCACGTGGCCGCAACAGGCAGCGTGTTGCTCAGAAATGGGCATCACGTCATCTTGAAGCAGTCTTCGGGTGGCTCCCGCTCATGGGCGACATCGAGGATGCCGTGAAAGTCTTCTCGCGAGAGAAGATGTTTACTCACGTCAAAACTCGAGGGACTCACACCGTCAAAGACACCAAGGTAGTATCCGAAAGCATTTTGCTTAGGAACTTCCCAGGCTGCGATGGTGCAGGTCTTCCGGACGCACCTAAGGCGCATCGGCGCGGACAGCTGCAACAAAGGCTCTCCGTCCGTACGTCTTTACGGTTTGAGATTAGCGAACAGTGGCTACATCGGGGCACGGATTTCGGCTTCTCGCCGATTTCTTTCGCCTTCGATGCTTTTCCGCTGTCGTTCGTCTCAGGTTGGGTTTCCAACTTCGACCAATGGGTGCGTACTCTAGAACCGTTATACGGTCTAGAGTTCGTGACTGGCTCCAGATCCATTAAACGTTCAGCGGATGCGAACGGTTATGTATCGATTATGCCGGTCCAAAGCGGGGAGCGCCCGTTAGTGGTTGTTGAAAAACTACCCACAGGGCAGTACTCGTTGCTACGGGAGCGTTGGGATCGCGAGGTCCTTAGTTCGCTACCAACCGCGGGGCTGCAATGGCAGAATAATCTTGACTGGTTTTCAATAACAGCCGGGATTTCTCTTGCTGTGCAGCGTTACTCTAAACCGCTCGCGCGGCTCCTTAGAGAGAAGCGATTCGAGCATAAAAACACATCTGGCTAGACCAGATTCTGGAGCAATTCCATGCCTAAAAGCATCGTTCTTTCGGTTGGCGGTACTAACCGCACTCTGACCTTGGACTCTCAGCGAGAAGGCAAAGCCGTCTTTACTGAGAAAACCGGCCCACTGGTTGGTCGCCTTCGCCTTACAGCGAAGCTGGCCCCAAATGGTGCAGGTACTGTCCTCCGTGGCGCTCTGAAATTGGAGCGCGCGAAGGTCATCACCAACGAAAGCGGCATCCCGGTGGTGCAGTACACGCAAGTGTGGTCCGATGACATTTCCGTCGTTACGGCGAGTTCGGAAGAGGAGCGTGATGGTCTTTATGACTTGCATCAAGCGCTTCTGAATAACGAACACGTCTATGCAATGGTTGTCAATGGCGTTCAACTGGACGCCTGAACCAAAGTCCAACCGCTCATATGGGCGTGTTGGACCACTTTCGTGCTAGGAGTCATAGCATATGCCTACTCCAACTGCTCAACTTGTGCAGCGTATTTATCATGACCTTGGCATCTGGGAGCCCGTTACACGGTTTCCAGATAGGCATAATGGCTACCGCCGTTTTGCAGCCGAGTACCTTGCGTACAACATAGATCGCAAGGTCGAACCGTACTCTGAGAAAGAGGACGTGCCACAAAAGGTGTTGCGCGATAGCTTAACCGCATTCGCTGATGCCGAGTGGAATTGCGCTGTTTACAACATGCACGGTCGCTACTATAGTCTCATAGACCAGGAAGAAGAAGCTTGTTTTCGAGAGGCATCCCGCCTCGCCAAGCTTTGGATCTCCAGGACTCTAATGGACTATTGGCCGCGCTGGGAGGACCAGGACTATACGTCTGGTGCCAGCCGCAACCTACCACGCTCCGAACACTCCGTGTGATGAAGAGAATGGAGGCGTTGCAGGAAAACAAATGAGCACAACTTGCTCTGCCCGTGCGTACTCCTCAATGATAGCACGTGAGCGCGACAAGCACCCACGTGAAGTAGTTGATGATAGCCGGTTCGACTTCGTTCAGAAGACTGCGCGGGCTGTTCGCTTCATGGCTTGCGAGCCTGAAGAGAATATGCCTGCGCAGCGTGCCGTCGGCGACTGCTTTCGAGCAGCTCTCCTGGCGTCATCGCTGCATGTCAATCTGAACGACCAATCGCCTAACCAGCAATTGGCGTACCTTGGTTCAGTTTTCAGGACCAGGGGCACAGTCGATCTGTCAAGCGCCAGTGACTGCGTCGCTTTGCGCCATCTCGCGTACCTTCCAAAAAGGTTTCAAGAGTGGTGCCTAGACCTTCGATCTCCGAAGACAAGCGTACGAGGTTCCAGTTACAAACATACGTTGCAAAAGGTTGCTACGATGGGGAACGGATTTATATTCGAACTTCAGAGTCTCCTTTATGCGGCTTGGGCGTATGGGATTACCGCCGTTTACGGTGGACGGGAATGTGACATAGCTGTGTATGGCGATGATATCATCGTCAGCACGACAGTGGCTCCGCAGTTAATACGCTTTCTCGAATGGCACGGTTTCATGGTCAATGCGTTAAAAACGTATTATCATGAAGACGAGCCGTTCCGCGAAAGTTGCGGCAAACACTGGTTCGCTGGTCACGACGTGACGCCTTTTTATATCAAGGAACCGATTTCAACGCTGCCGACAATCTTCAGGGCCTACAATGGCTTGAAGTACTGGGAGCAGCGTACTGGAATAGCGCTTCCCAGCGCGATACAGTATTTGGTTTCCCTGATCCCTAAGAAGGACCGTGTTGTTGTACCAACTACGTGGGCCATCACGTGCGGTTTGCACTTCCCTTGTAAGGGTTGTGTATTCCCACGCAGGACTTATAGTCGCGACTTGCAACGGATTGTTGTTAAGCAGCGTGCTATAGAACCACCGGTTGATGATGTGACTGAGAAGGTGTGCGATCATTATGCACTCCAGTGGTTTCTTAAAGAACCACCGAAAGAGCTTATTGAGCGTCACCTGTACCCAGACCCTCGTCACGTTTCTCAAGGAGTAGCCCGCGATCACGTAGGCTGCTACCCAAGGGAGCAACAGCGCATTGTGCGCGGCACAGAGGTGGCGACATCTCTGTGGAGCTGGGTGAACCGTGAGGTTCTCCCGGGCGATACGGCATAGACCGTAGCCCGAAAGGGATCCCTAACCAGGATCGGTCCTCGG